TATTATTAAACGGGATTGGTGGAAGGTGTGGGAAGATGCGGTCCCGCCACAATGTGAGTTTGTGCTGATGTCATGGGACACAGCGTTCGAGAAAGGAAACCGGGCGGATTATAGTGCTTGTACTGTATGGGGTATATTCTATCAGAATGATGACGGGAGTGACCCTAATACGGCACGGGGAGAAAGAGGGTTACCGCAAGCGAATATTATTCTCTTGAATGCATTCCGTGACCGCATGGAATTCCCCGAGTTAAAGCGAGTCGCTATTGAGCAGTATAATATATGGGAACCCGACGGGGTCATTATTGAGAAGAAAGCTTCCGGCGCACCGTTGATATATGAATTGCGGGCAATGGGCATTCTTGCGCAGGAGTTCACACCGAGCCGGGGGAATGACAAGATAGCGCGCGTTAATGCGATAGCCGACATATTTTCCTCAGGGCGGGTATGGGCACCGGAGACCCGGTGGGCTGACGAGGTCATTGAGGAAGTGGCGAGCTTCCCCGGAGGGGAACATGATGACTATGTGGACTCCGTATCCATGGCGATGATGCGGTTTCGTCAAGGTGGGTATGTCCGCACAACCTTGGATATGCCGGAAGAAGAGCAGTCGATGCGGCATAAGAATCCCCATCAGAAACCTTACTATTAGGAAAATACATGAGCGCAGTCATGCCGGGACAAGACGAATTTCATATCGAGATGGTAGACGACGGGACCGAGGCACCGACACCCGTCGATGAGGGGATGGAGTTTGATTTGGCGGAACTCATGGGAGAGCCGCGTGTTAAAGCGGAGACTACGAAAGAAAAGGCGTTTTATCGCAACCTAGCGGAGGATATGGAGGAGTCGGCACTGACTTCCCTTGCTGGCGACCTCATTGGAGATTTTGAAGGAGATGTAGCGTCCCGCAAAGACTGGTTGCAGACCTACGTCGACGGGCTCGAGCTGCTGGGGTTTAAGATGGAGAAACGCACGGAGCCATGGTCTGGTGCGTGCGGCGTTTTTCATCCCATCCTCTCTGAGGCACTCGTGAAGTTTCAAGCCGAGGCTATTATGGCTATCTTCCCGGCAATGGGTCCGGTAAAGACTAAAGTTTTGGGGAAAGAGACACCGCAGAAGGTGCAGGCCGCTAAAAACGTGCAGGAAGACATGAACTTCCAGTTGACGGAAGTGATGACCGAGTACCGACCGGAGCATGAGCGGCTATTGTGGGGTTTGGGGTTATCGGGTAATGCGTTCAAGAAGGTGTATTTCGACCCCGGGCTTAATCGCCAAGCGGCATTTTATGTGCCGGCAGAAGATTTAGTAGTCCCCTACGGCGCTTCCAGTCTTGACTCGGCAGAGCGGGTAACGCATGTGATGCGTAAAACGCAAAACGAGGTGCGGAAACTGCAGGCGGCGGGGTTCTACTGCGACATAAAGTTGGCCGACCCGGCTAAAAATGGGCAGTATCTGGACGAGGTAGAGAAGAAGATAGCGGAGAATATGGGGTTTAGCGCCACGAGCGACGACCGCTACCGGCTTCTCGAGATGCATGTGGACTTGGATTTGGAAGAATACGGGGTAACCGATGGCGAGGCGGATAATGAAGAGAATGAAAGTGGACCCATTGCGCGACCGTATGTGGTCACTATCGAGAAATCTACGCAGACAGTTCTCGCGATTTACCGGAATTGGGTGGCGGAAGATGACCTTAAGAAGAAGCGGGAACACTTCGTCCACTACTACTACATTCCGGGCTTTGGCTTTTACGCTTATGGTCTGGTGCATTTGTTGGGTTCGTTCGCTAAGTCCGGTACTTCACTCATACGCCAGCTTGTCGACGCAGGAACACTCTCTAATTTGCCCGGTGGGTTCAAATCCAGAGGGATGCGCGTAAAAGGGGACGATACACCCATTTCACCGGGAGAATTCCGGGATGTAGACGTAGCATCTGGCACAATCAAAGATAACATCATGACGCTCCCCTATAAGGAGCCCAGTCAGGTGCTGATGACCCTGCTGCAAAATATCATTGCTGAGGGAAAAGAGTTCGCGAGCATTGCAAACATCAATGTTTCCGACATGTCAGCGCAAGCGCCGGTAGGGACAACCCTTGCTATCCTTGAACGCACGCTAAAGGTCATTTCGTCGGTTCATAGCCGCATTCACTACTCTATGAAGCGTGAATTTAAGCTGCTTGCGGCCATTATTCGGGACTTTACGCCGGATAAATACGCTTATGAACCCTTGGAAGGGGANCGGAAAGCGAAGAAAACCGACTACGATATGGTGGAAGTTATCCCTGTATCGGACCCTAATGCGAGCACGATGGCGCAAAAAGTGACCCAGTATCAGGCCGTTATCCAGTTGGCGTCGGGGACTCCGGGCATTTATAACATGCCCGAGCTGCATAAGAACATGTTGGAGGTTCTGGGGATAAAGAACATCGACAAGATTATCCCCACAGTGGAGGATGCGGTGCCAATGGACCCTGTGTCAGAGAATATGGCTATTCTCATAGGCAAGCCGGTCAAAGCGTTCCTCTACCAAGACCACAAGTCGCATATTGCTGCGCATATGGCAGCAGCACAAGACCCGCATATTACGCAATTAATGCAACAGAACCCTCAAGCGCCCGCCATTATGGCAGCAGGAGCGGCGCACATTGCAGAGCACGCGGCGTTTCAGTACCGGAAAGAAATTGAGCAACAGCTTGGGTTTGAGCTACCGCCGCAGAACCAGAAACTTCCCCCTGAGGCGGAGTTCAAGTTGTCTCAGTTGGTGGCACAAGCGGCAGCACAGGTGCAGCAACAGAACACCGCTCAAGCGCAACAGCAGGCGGCGCAAGCACAGGCTAAACAGGATGCTCAAGACCCGTTAACGATTATCCAGAAACAGGAGTTGGCACTTAAGGGGCAGGAGTTGCAGCACAAGATGCAGATAGCCGAGCAACAGATGAATCTTGAGCAAGCTAAGTTAGCTGTGGAAATGAAGAAAATCGGGTCACAGGTGCAGTTGAAAGATAAGGAAATTACAGGCCGTCAGATGATAGATGCCGCTAAGTTTCAAGCCGGGGCTTCGGGTAAAGAAATGGATCAACGGATGCAACAGCAAGCCGCTTCACAAGAGCAGCTTAAAGAAGGTCTGAAAATGGGCATGGATAACATGCACAAGCATATGGATCGCGAGCACCAAGAGAAAATGGAAGGGATAAAACAAGCAGGAGACATGCATAAACAGATGTTGGATAAATTTGCCGAACCTATTGCCGTGATGGCAACGTCCGTAGAGAAACAACCTGAATGAATATCTTAGACTTGATTATTGAGAAGATTGACGAGCGTTACACCGACGTAACGGCAGATTTATCCCTTGGGGCTGCAAAGAGCCTTGAGGAGTATAAGTATCTCTGTGGTGTGCTCCACGGAATGAAAGGCGTTAAAAGTTATATACAAGAGCTAAAAGTAAACTTGGAGGATGAGGATTAATGGAATTAAAAATTCAGGCGCATCTTGACACGGAGTCACCCACTCCGGAAGAGAAGGCAACACAATTGCCAACGCCAAGCGGGTACAGAATCCTGTGTGCACTTCCTGATATTGAAGCGAAGTTTGATAGTGGGTTAGTCAAAGCTGACCAGACCAAGAAGTTTGAAGAAGCTTTGGCGACTGTATTATTTGTCGCCGCGATGGGGCCAGACTGTTATACAGACGCGACCAGATTCCCCAGCGGGCCTTATTGCAAAGTGGGCGACTTCATTCTCGTGCGGCCTAATTCGGGCACGCGCATTAACATCCATGGGAAACAATTCCGCATGATCAACGACGATAGCGTCGAAGGTACTGTAGAAGACCCCCGTGGCATTAGCAGGGCATAATCATGGCACAAACACCAGAAGAACCAGAATTCGACATAGAAGTTGAGGATGATTTACCGGAAATAGACCGGGGTAAATCACCTATGCCCGAGAACATCGTCCAGAAATTAGAAGACGATGAATTGGAAGACTTCTCTAAAGAAAAAGCTAAACAGCTAAAGAAAGTTTGGCACGACGAGCGCCGCGCAAAAGAGTCCGCTCTACGTGAGCGTGAAGAAGCGGTTAATGTTGCCCGTCGGCTTATCCAAGAGAATCAGGCATTAAAACGGAACCTTAATGCAGGCGAACAAGTTTATGTAGGTACGGCCAAACAATCCGCAGATAGCGAGATGGAATTGGCTAAGCGTGCCTTTAAAGAAGCATACGACTCGGGGGATGGAGATAAAGTAGCCGATGCACAAGTACTCCTTACCGGTGCTAAGCTAAAACTCCAACAGATAGAAAACTATGTTCCGCAATACAATACTTTACAAGATGATAAAAATAGAGTAGATAAGACAGCTAGTAAAGACGAGTGGTCAGTTACACCGGCTGCGGAACAAGCGCCGCAAATAGACCCTAAAGCTGCTGCATGGCAAAAACGCAATGCATGGTTTGGGGATAACGATGTTATGACTAGTTTGGCTTTCGGGCTGCACGCCAATTTGATTAAAGAAGGAGTGGACCCCACTTCTGACGAATACTACGCCCATATTGATAAAGAATTGCGGCATAGATTCCCGGAAGAGTTTGAGGATGAGAAACCAGCCAAACGCAAAACGCAGACTGCTAACACAGTGGTCGCAGGCGTAAAGCGGTCTACAGCTCCTCGGAGAATCGTACTCACTTCTACTCAAGTTAGCCTAGCTAAAAAGTTCGGTATAACGCCAGAACAATATGCCCGTGAATTAGTTAAAATAGGGGATTACAATGTCTGATAATCGCATAACTCGTGACCTACAATCCCGTGAAGCATCTACCCGACCCAAAAGTTGGGCACCTGCCAGCCTTCTTCCAGAAGTGAATAAGGAACCGGGATATGCGTATCGCTGGGTGCGAGTATCTACATTGGGTACCCCAGATGTAAACAACGTCTCGGCCAAATTCCGAGAAGGTTGGGAACCTGTGAAGGCTTCGGAGCATCCNGAAGCATTTACTATGACCGATCCAAATAGTCGGTTCAAGGACTCAATAGAGTCCGGCGGCTTGATTTTATGCAAGGTGCCAACTGAGTTTATGGAACAGCGTGCGACCTACTACAATCAGCAAACTGAAGAGCAGATGGCGTCCGTTGATAACAATTTTATGCGTGAAAGTGACCCGCGCATGCCAATGTTTAAAGATAAACGAACTCAGATTAGTTTTGGAAAAGGTCTTATTAAATAAATTAGGAGCTACTTATGGCTTATCCTGTTATCCCAGCGGCATACGGTTTCAAACCGTATAACCTGATCGGTGGGCAAGTTTTTGCGGGGTCTGTGCGGCAGGTCCCCATTGCCTTTGGTTATAATACAAATATTTTTACGGGTGACGTTGTTCAGTACGCTGCGGGTACTGTTCAGGTTACAACGATGAATGCGACGGGTACTACTCCTACGGTGGCATATGTCCCCGGTAATTTTGGAGTAGCAACCGGTTTTGCCTATACCAATCCGGCTACTAACCAGCGTATTTTTACGCAGTATTGGCCAGCGGGTACTAAAGCGAATGACGCGGTGTGTTATGTTGAGGAAGACCCAGACGCGTGCTTTAAAGTAGTTGTGCTTGCACAGGCTGCTAACAGCACGATTCCTACGGTAAGTAATACCGTGACTGCGGTGGGTTACTTTTCGGATAATCACGTAGGGACTAACGCCTATATCGTGTCGGGCGCTCCGGGAAATACTAACACCGGGATTTCGGCAATGGGAATTAGTTCCTCGAATCCTACGGCTACCTCTAATACGGCGGCGGGTAATATTCGGTTGACGACAACCGCTCCGTTTCGTGTGCTAGACCTCGTTGTAGAGTCGGCTTATAACGTCAATACCACGCTTACTTCGGCAGTTTCTAGTAGCGCGACTTTAACGATAGCTTCCACGACGGGGGTATTCCCCGGTATGCAGGTTATAGTTCCCGGCGAAACCACAGCAACGCTCGTTGCTCAGGCAGGCAGTTACGCGTCTGTTCTAACAGTTGCTTCCGCTACTTCTATAACTATCAGTGCATCCATCAGTGCTCCTATTAACGGGGTGGTGTCGTTTGTCGGATATCCGGAAGCAGTGGTTAAATGGAACTTTGGCTACCACAGTTATTACGCTGCGGCTGGCGTTTAAGGAGTAACAAATGGCTATTTCACGCGCTCAATTACTTAAAGAACTCCTTCCCGGCCTAAATGCGCTGTTTGGTTTGGAGTATGACCGTTACGGTGAAGAACATAAGGAAATCTACGAGATTGAGAGTTCCGAACGTTCTTTTGAAGAAGAGACGAAACTTTCGGGATTCTCTGCCGCCCCAGTGAAAGCTGAAGGCGCACCCATTGCTTATGACAATGGACAGGAAGCTTGGACGGCTCGTTACAACCACGAAACTATCGCGATGGGTTTTGCCATTACGGAAGAAGCGGTTGAAGACAATCTGTATGATTCTTTGTCGAGTCGGTATACCAAGGCACTCGCTCGTGCGATGGCCTATACCAAACAGATTAAAGCGGCCTACATTCTCAATCAGGGTTTTAATGCCGCAGTTGGGTATGGTGACGGACAGGCGCTTTTCAGTGCAGTTCATCCGTTGGTTAACGGCGGTACTAACGCCAATACCCCGACTACTCAGGTGGACTTGAATGAGACTTCACTCGAAGCAGCGGTCATTCAGATTGCGGCTTGGACGGACGAACGCGGGCTACTTATTGCCGCACGCCCGAAGAAACTCATTATCCCCCCGGCGTTGATGTTTGTAGCGACCCGTTTGCTCGAGACCGAGCTGCGTGTGGGTACTAACGACAACGACATCAATGCGATCAAAAACAACGGTGCCATCCCGGAAGGGCATACGGTCAATCACTTTTTGACTGATACCAATGCTTGGTTCTTGACTACCGATGTTCCTAATGGCTTGAAGCACTTTGTGCGGACGCCGTTGGCGCAGACGATGGACGGAGATTTCGATACGGGTAACGTGCGGTATAAATCCCGCGAGCGTTATTCTTTCGGTGTCTCTGACCCGCTAGGTGTGTGGGGAACCTCTGGTTCCTACTAGGAGAAGGGGGCTTCGGCCCCCTTTTTTAATATGCCTTACACCACTATCATTATTTGTTTCTTTGCCGCGATTACCGTGGCGGGACTTGTTTTCCTAGGAGTACTCCTTATGTCTACTATTGCGGACCTTACGGCGGCCATTAATCAGCTTACCGCTGACACTGCCGCTAATACGACGGCTACTGCAAACCTTACGGCTGCGCTTATTCGG